GCCTATCCATTGTTGGTGCTCCTAATCCTTCTGGTGAAGGAGGAGCTTCTGCCATTGCCGGTTGTGGCATTGGCTCTGTAGCAGGAGGTTGAGCATTTGCTGTCATATCCTGTACAAACTGTTTCATTGATTCTTCTGGTGAAGAACCTTGATATCTATCCATAATTATTGAAACTGGTATTACTACTACCGGTTCTTGTGGGCCTCTATCTGCTACTGGGCCTATATCTATACCTTTTGCTGATAGTGCTTTTTTAACATCTTCTGTTAAATGCATATCGAGAACAGCATCATCTGCTCCTCCCATTTGATTATTCATTGGTTGTTCCATAGGAGGTTGTTGTGCTCCCATTGGATTTCCCATCATTCCATTTGCCATATTTTTCTCCTATTTAAAATCTACCATATTGTTTAAAAGCTTCTCCTGCACTGCTTGGAGTACTTGGTGGTGGTGGGCCTCCTGCAGGGCCTTGATTAGCCGATTGTCCTGTTCCTGCTGTTGAACCACCCGCATCTCCCGGATTACCAAATCCTGTTGGGGGAGTATTATCAGTATTATTACTACCAGAGTCACTAGTACCAAATCCTTGTTCATCATCTACAGGGCCATACGTTTGTTCATAAAATTGTTCGCCAGTTGGTGAAGAACTTGTGCCACCATCATTAATAGTAGAAGTGTCGTCTGCACTAGTATCATCATCTTTTTTATCTTCAGTAAATTCTTTATCAACAGCTTTTACTTTTTCTTGTTTATATGTTTTTACTAAATCTCTTAAATAGTCAATACTTTTTCCAGATTTATTTAGTGTAGCCCAATCTATATTATCACTGTCTAATGCTTTTCCTAATCTTTTTCTTAAAGCATTTGATAATTTTAATCCACTACCTTCAAGATTAGCTAAATAATTTAATCCCGCAGTCATACTTCCAAATGATACTACTTGTCCATTATTTAAAACAAACTTACCATCTTCTCGATAGTATCCGCCTTTACCATCAGCATTAATATTTACATTGCCATCTCTATCAATCATACCACCATTAATAGATTGTGCTTGATTAATTTTTTCTTGAAACTCTGGACTGTAATTATAAACTTCCATATCCATACCACCGGGGCCAGACATAGTTGTTTTTTTCATACCGCCTTTTAATGAGTAAACACTATTACCTCGTAAAAATTTATCCCATAAACCTTTACCTTCTGGTTGCCATCCATTTTCTAAAATATTAAAATAATCATTATATGATTTTTCATTAAAATATTTCATTGCTGAACCCGCCCAACCTATTCCTGTCATATCTCCTGCTTGAACTTTAAAAGGAACTTTAACATAATTACCATTACCATCTTTTTGTAACCATCCAAGAGATATACCAGATTGTAAAAGCATATGTTCATTTTGTTGTGCTCTTGTTGGTGCATCTGTTGAATAAGGAAATAAACTATTTGAATCATAATTAACTCCTTTTGGAAGCTCTACTCCTGTGCCCGGTTGAAAAGGTTGTTCATTACCTCCACCTTGATTATCTGGTCTAAAAGGATTTTGATAATTAGGGTCTGGTACACATTGTTGTAATTCTTTATCAAACGTATATCCCGGTGGACATGGGTCGCTAGGTGGTTCTGGTATAGAAGCATCTGGTACTGTAGGAGCAGTAGGAAATTTAGGGTCTGGTGTTGAAAATGCATTTGGGTCTATAAAATCTTGAGGCGTATTATTAAACGACCAAGTACCTGCTGACGCATTATAACTTAACCCTATATTATTTCCTTTATAATATGTTGTCATTTACGTTTAAGTTGTTCCCTCAGTTTCAGTATTTCCTGCAGAGAAGCCACTCTCCCCTGCTTGCGGAATACTTCCTGTTCCGATGTTTCCACCACCAACGCCTGTAGGGTCGTTTGGATTCGCTCCCGCAGGAGTTCCTCCATCAGAATCCATTGAGGACTGTTGATTATTGCCTTCAGTTTTTGTATTTCCATTTGCCATTCCCATTATTTTTGCAAAGATAGCCGCTTTCTCTGGGTCGTTTATTAATTTTTCTGGTTCTATATCAAGTGATTTTGCAATCTCAGATAATATAGAATGCCATCTAACAAACGGAGCCAAATTTTGATTTGATGCTACTTGTAAGAAAGTCATTAATCTTTGTGACCTTACTTCTTTTTGCATCAGTGATGTTGTGCCTCTTGCCTTAACATGTAAGTCACCTTTTATTTCTGGTGCATCTTCATTAAATTGCATATTCCATGCAAACAAAGTTTCACCTAAAGGTCTTAAAAGCATATCATCAATATTTTTAATAACTGTTTTTATACTAAGAGCCGCCGCTCCCATTAACATAGACATACCTGCCGCAGTTCTAGTTGTAGACTGTACGCCAGTTGTACCATGTGAATAAGATGGAATACCAGTTGATTCATCTGCTAACTGTCTAAATTTATCAAACATCATTAAATTTTCTGTTGATGTATTTGGAAATTTAACACCATGTATAGCTTGACCCGGCATACCACTTTGTCTTCTAAATATTTTACCCGGAAAGACTTTCATATCTTGACCCGGTACTAACATTGTTTCATCAATGTCAAATACTAAATTACCTGCTAATGCTAAATTATCAATAGCCATTCTTGCATGACCATTCATAATTGTTTGTGCATCATCCATATTTTCTGGAATACCAACTCCAAAGAATTGATAAGGATTAATTTCATATGGACAAACTAAATAAGGTAATCTTGTTGGTGTAAATGGATTTAATACTAATCTAATAATATTTCCATTACACACCCAACAATTGACTTGGACTTCATCCATATCATCCATGTCATCATCTAAATCTAAACCTGCTTCCATTGCAAGTTGGGTATCCATTGTACCCCAAAACTCTAAAATTTCATATCTATTTTTATCAAACTCATCTGTTGATTCTCTATCTTGTAAAGATGATTCATATCCTCTAGCTTCATAACTAGGCCCCATATCTAAAGAATTACGAATAGCTTCTTTTCTAAAGTAAGGTCTATTCATTAAATCTCTAACTTGAGAACGTGTATATACATGACGTTGAATTACATATTCAGCATCATCTAATGTTACAGCATCTGGGTCTGGATAAAAATCCCAACATGATACAGATTCAATTCTTGGTACTAATTTTGTTTTAGGTGTATAATCATTTTTACCTGTTTCTTCATTCTTAGTCCAATTGTGACTAGATTGCTCATAAGTAAATGGCCCTTTAATAATTCCTGTACCAAGTAAAGCCGCTTCAAATAAAGCATGTCTTAATACATTAACTGCACTAGATTGCTCTAGTTGGTCATGAATCATTTTTTCCATGTTAGCAGAAGCCATTTCTGAAGGACTAATTTGAGGTTCTGATTTACCATCTTTTGATGAACCTTCTACAAAACCTGCACTACCAAGTTCTTTTTCTAAACCACCAAGTATACTTGTAGCACCGGGTTTTAGTTCATTACCATCTCCCGGATATCCATAAGGACTTTCTGGTTGCTCTGGTTGCATATCTTTATTTTTAGATATATGTGCATATTCTGCAATACCTTCTGGAACAGGTGTAGGTTCTACTCCTACTGGAAATTTTCCACTAGAAAATAGAACTTCTATTAATTGTCCATAAGCCGCAAGAACTTTAGTCTTAGTTATTTTAACAAATACTTTTGATTTTTCTGATTCAGTAAATGCCATATCATTACCATAGACTCCTCTATAGTTTCTATACGCTCTTAACCATCTTTGCTCATCAAACTGACGAGCATTTTCTGCATCAATAAATTTGCTTTTAACTAAACCGGCAAGACCCGAAACATCATATTCTTGTTTTGGACTGTCTTCCCTATCACCTAAAGCTAAGATATCTGCTGTATCTTTTTTAGCCATTAATTATTTTCCGTCTGCTACTTTTGATAACTCACCTTGTGAATACATTTTTAACATTCCTGCTTCTGGTTTTTCTTTTGCAGGTGCACCATCAGCTACAGAAGAAAGTTCTGCATGAGAATATTTTTTTAACATTCCTGCTTGTGGTTTTTCTTTTGCCATAAGTGTATCAGAAACTTCTGAAACTTCACCTTGTTTATACATTTTCATTTTCATAGTTTTCTCCTAATAATCTTTTTCGTTAGCCATCTTCATAAAAGATGCTTCAACTTTGTTTTCTTTTTTCTTTGGGAAATCATTTGGTCTAGTTTCATAGTTAGCTTGAATACTCATATCTAACTTTTCACCTACTGGTTTATCTTTTGGATAATCAGCACCAAGGTCACCCTGTTTGTATTTTGTTAATACTGGTTGTGGCATTTAGCCCTCCTTAATTTTTTCTTTTAAGAAATCCATTAGTTTTGGATTATCTACAAATATTGTTGTCAAGCCATTAGCTAACCCATTAACTAATTTCTCTTCATCCTTCTCTTCTAATTCCATATTCCATTGATATACAATTGCATGTAATAATTCATGAATTAAAGTATTAGCGTGAGAAACTCCTTTTTCTTCTGCGGTGTAACCTATTACACCTTCTTTAGCAAAAAACTGTCCTTGTGCTTCATTAGCACTAGCAACAGTTTGTTTCCATTCTTCTAATTTATATTCTCTATAACCTATTTTTATTTTATCTGGTCTTTGCATTAATATCCAAATACTCTGTCTGCCGGTTTAAAATTTTCTTTTTCTGTGTATCTATTTGCATCATAACTTTTAGGATGAACACTTCTACTCATAACACCATATCTAAGTGCATCATAAGCATGGTCTTCTGCATGAGTGTCTACATCTTCTGGATTATTTTTATCCACTGGTAACATAGGCATTGTTCTAACAAGATTAGTACAATTAGAAAATATTTTTAATTTTGGTTGTCCTGTATCTTGGTCTTTAGTTAATAACTTATGTAATTCTAATTTACCTGCTACTCTACTTCTTGGTGACCTATCTGATGGTCTCCACTTACAACCTTCCCTAATCATTGTTTCTGCAATACTAGGGCCGGCATCCCCTCTTCGTGCCCAAGTTGAAGAGTCCAAGATTCCATATCTGACGTACTCGTTATGTTCTTTTTCCATGACTTGTCTTGCAAATACGTCTGCGGTAACTCTTTGGGTATAATGTTCTCGGTATACCCAGAAATTGTTATCATAGTCAACTGCAATCCAGAGAACACAAGCCGCAGATGAATAGCCCCAGTCACATGTTCTGAATCTGAGCCAATTGCGGGGAATGTCAAAAGGCTGAACAACATGGGTAGTAATATCAAATTCCGGAAAAGCCGAATTTTCAAATGCACTCCAATCTCCTTCTAAGAATTGTTTTCTTTGAACTTCTGGTAAAGATGATAACATAATCATGTAATCATCTGTTTGCATTAGATACGGATTATCCTGTAACTTAGCCGGTATAAATCTTCTTGTTATAGATTTTCTACCTGCAACAGTGTCAATATGCACGTCAAAAGATTTGTTTGGTTCACTAGGGTCTACAAACATTTCTTTAACCCATAACGAACCAACGTTACCCGGATTGCCTGTAGCTCTCATATACACAGGAATATCTGGGTCTACACTTCTTAACGAAGAACGCAAGAAATTGTAAATCTCTGGAGTAGGATACTGAGGTAACTCATCTATACCTATCCATGTATATGATTGACCTTGGTAACGAAGAACGTCTGTTAAATTTTCTGCGTAACCAAATTCAATTCTAGCACCAGATGGAAATCGCCATTCTTTTTCTTGCTCTCTCCATTTAGCACCGGGATATGCTTGCCCATATAAACGTTGAGAATGATTAATCATATCTCTAAGTTCTGGCATAGAACGTCTAATTAATAATGCTCTATGATGTGCTTTATCACAATATCTTAGTGGGTCAATAAGCATGGCGTAGGATTTACCTCCACCTCTTGCTCCACCATAAAATACTTCTCTTTCTGATGCGGCTAGAAACTGTGTTTGTGGCCCATCATTAGGTTTAAATATTATATTTTGTTCTACATGGTCTTGAACATTTGGAGGAAGTCTATCTACTTCCTTATCTGTCATGACTGCAGAATTTTTTCCTTTTAGTGCATCATCTGTTTTAAGAATCTGTTCTTTTCTTTTTTTAGCATTGTGCAAATCATTTGTAGCCTTTTTAATTTTGTCATCTTGTCTTTTGATAACTCGTTTAGCGGCTTGTTTTGCTTTAGTTGCTACACTAAAATTTCTTTGTTCTTGTTTTACTCCTCGTTTTCTTCCGAGGTTTTGTTTTGGTTTAGGTGGTGGGATGTCCATCTTTTATCTATAATTTTTCTAAGTCCAGTATGAGTAATAGAACGACCTGTTTTTAAACTTAACCATCTTGCTACTTCACGATAAGAACAATTATTTAAATATTGTTTTGCTTCTTCTAATGCATCCAGTTCTTCTTGGACTGGTTCAATATAATCTGTATCTTCTGCTAGTTTATATCCAAAAGGTATGACTCTAGCTTTTCTTTTAATTGATTCCATCTTTAGCAGGTAAAATAAATATACCATGAGCTACTTGTCCTGTAATATCTATCTTATCTTTCTTAACAAGTCCTACTCTATCTAGTATTTGTTTAGCCGCTTCCATTCTAATATTAACACCGGGAGTTTTGCCATCTTCATCTAATGCATCAACTAAACCTTTTACGGCTTTAGCTGAATTAAGTGCAAGAGAATATTCTGCTCTCTCTAGTATTTCTTCTTTTAATGCTTTAACAACTTTAGGATAAGAGTTTTGTGCATACCCTGCAATCTCTCCTGCTTTCTTTGGACTGCCTTCTGCTTCTCCAAATAGTGCAGTAAGAAAAGTTTGTTGTTGTTCTGTTAATTCTCTAGTTTCTTTTTTTGTTGGTAACATTTTATCCAAAAGTTTTTACAAAAGCCGCCGCTAATCCATATGGGTCATCAAGAGGATAACCTAAATGATTTAATTCAACTTTCTTTTTAGCTTTAATTTTTTTTACAGCCACTGGCTTTTTTGTTTTTTCTTTACTCTTTTTTCTTTTTTCCATTCTGGTGACTCCGGTATAATTTTTAACTCTTCTTTAATTTCTCTTTCTTGGTATCCTCGTTCTGCTGTAGATAAAAGTTGTTCTCTCATTTTATCTTCTTTGCCACCTCTATCAGATAGTATTGCAATATTAGGTGCAGTAATAGTTAATTCTACAAAAGGGTCTCTACAAGGATTTTTTCTTTTATGCATTGGTAAATCTTCTGTAAAGTATTCTTTTGTTTTTTTATTATAATATTGATATGTTGGCATTATGCGTTATTAGCCTCGTATGATTTATGTTCACAGTTGCAACACTCACATTGACCACCACAACAAGAACCACCATTTGAGCAATGACAAGCATGCCCACATGTTTTACAAGTTCCACAATCAGTTGGTTTCATTATAATCTACTTGAAACTTTTTTAATAGTTT